TAAAAAACAACATCATCTACGTTACGAAGACCTCTAAGAATCTCTTCTCGTTCTTCTGCTGTTTGTACTGGTTTTAGTTTATGTGCTCTCTCGGTATTAGGATCAACGTGCAAAGCAATCGTCAAGTGATTACAATATCTTTTTGCATCCTGAAACATACGAATGTAACCTGGATGGATTACATCAAAGGCACCAGCAATGATACCTTTCTTCTGGGGTTGATGCAGAATCCAATCAAAAACATTCTCACCCTTGTCATCAATGAAAATGTCAGCGTTGGGTTTATGGAACATAGGTTCCAGTTCGTGATACTTGACTCCCCACTTATCCAGAGATTTTTTTGTAAGTTCCGTCCAATTTTTACCAGACCCTCGACCACGAGCAGTCATGATAATAATATAATGTCCCTCATCGTAAAGACGATTTACCGTTTCTACCATAAAGGGAATGGGAGCTGAATCCCAATATCTCTGGTTATGTCCATCGGAATCACAAGGAGTGTCACATATAGTGCCATCCAAATCAAAACAAAATCTCATACCACTCCGTGTAGGAATATTTGGTGACAGCATTCTACCACACCATAGTCCTTACTGGCAATGTGATAGTTCCACATAGCACCCTTTGCCATCTTGCGGATTGTATTGTTTGGATTAAATCCAGTCAGAACACCATACGTTACATTATTTTCTTCGCACCACTTTACACAGTTCACCATGTTCTTAGATTCCCCGCCAGAACTCATGATGATTACAAGGGTATCAGTTTCTACATAATACTCTAGAAATTTCTGATATGCTTTCTTATATCCAAAGTCATTGGCAAGCATAGTAATCATAGAAGGATCAGAAAGAATGGATACTTTCTTACCCTTAAACTTCATATAGTCTTGAGAGATATGAGATGCAACACTGCTGCTTCCACCATTACCTAGAACAATAATCCTATTGCTACATGAGAATGCTGCCTTGAACCTCAGAAACTGCTCTTCCATGTGAGCAGACTTGAGAGTCTCCACATATTCTTCAAATGGATTTGCCATACACTCCATCGGTTCCAACCGTAATCTTAACAGACTCATAAGGGATTGTCAATGTGTTCGGTTTGGAAAACGTCAAGAAGAATCCCCCGTTACCAGCACCAACCAAACGATGTGCCAATACACTTTTGTTTGCATCTAATACGGAATCCATCACCTTAATTGTTTCATTCTCATTAATAGTAGATGATGTTGCTTTCTTCTGTTTCCAACTCTTGTTCAGTAAATTCAGGAAACACTTGTAACTCTTATTAGAAAGCAGATAGTATGCTTCATCGCAAGTCTCCAGAAGAGGTTTAACCTTTTCTAGATTGTCTGTGACTGCTCTCAGTATTCTCTTAGAGTTTCTAGTCACACCTGTAAAGACCAAGTGCATATCGTAAAACTCAAAGAAGTCAGTGGACAAGAACTCATAAGTGATACAATCATCTCCCATGAAATTAATACGCTTAAATCCACCAACACCACATCCATACGGATCTTGATATCCACAGTATGGATTATAAATTCTTTCTAACTTATATGCGAGTTTACATACTTCGTTGTCCGTGATAGGCAGTCCAAGGAACATAGTACATGCCTTGATTAGACTGATGGTATATGAAGAGGAAGATGCTAGACCACTACCCTGTGAATACGCATCACTCGTCAGAGTGACTTGGCATGGTGGCATCTCGAAGTGTTGCAGGACAGTTCTAACCACTTCGTTCTGTATGTCCTGTATCCTAGAAACTTCTTCTCTTCTAGAATAGTTGATGATATATTTGTGCTGCTCTCTATTAAAACCAAACTTATCTTGTGTGATAGTCACATAAGTCTTAAGACTAGACGTAAAACTAATCACGGAACCACGTCCATACTCCTCAACGAAGTATGGATTGTCTGTAGACCCACCGAAGAGTGATACTCGGAGAGGGCAAGATGCGATAATCATTGATATTTTTTCAGATACTCTTGTTTGGAATAGTACTCAAGCAACTTCTTCTTGTCCATACGTTGTAGGTCTTCCCAAAGTTGGAGATTATGTTGCATGTGTGGATTATTATACCAGGAATTGGGTCCTCTGGCATGTTCCAGGTGATAGATTAGATTATTGATTCTACCAACCTTGTATCCAAGAGCATTAAATCTGAAGTGTCTTTCTTTATCCTCTGGTGCGTATGCTCTAAAGTTTTCATTTTCCATACCACCTTTAATATACACATCACGATCAAAGAACTGAACCCATCCAAAGTCAGAGTTCTCTGGTTTTGATTGTTCCTTCAGTATCTCAAAATCAAACTCAGAATCTATAAACTTATTGACCAAATCATCAGTAGCATCAACCATATATTGATAGACACCTTGACCATAAGGATAGACTACATCACATTGTCCAGAAAGAACTGCAGCATAAGCAGTAGTATATGACTCTAAAGGAAGAAGAGCATCACAATCGTAGTTCACAACGATCTTGGTTTTTGCTTCCATGATCATTTCATTCAGAACTTTCTGCCTATGGAACAGAGGTTCATTAGACTCCTCAAAGATATGAGTTAGTTTACTAAGATCAATACCGTCAGCACCTTCCAACAAAGGGAGGACATCAGTCTTAAAAATAGACTTAGAATCTACTTCCTTGACAATAATATTCGTATCAAAATTAGCAAGTAAGAAATAAACACTAGTGAGAACGTTTCTCAGTCTATCTTGACTTTCGATCCTAATAGGAATAATAAAAGTGGCGTTACTTAGGTCCTTCATACTACCATCCAATCCTTACAGTACAAATCTGATGTATCTTTATCTGCATATGCAGGTCCATACCAGTTCTTAGGTGCAATCACTTTCTTGTTAGGATTACCTTGCAACCAAGCACCCCACCAACTAAGAGAACTATTTGCAATTATAGCATGTGAGCACAAGGACATCAAGCACAAATCTGTATATGGTGTGTAAGAACCATCTGCATATTTCTCCTGTGGTTCTGAGATCATGAACCTATCGTCCTCAAAGAACTCTTGTTCCTGAACCCACTCTGGACTGTCAGAGAATACAATCACTGGTTGATCATCATCAAAGTGTGACAGTGCCTCATCATAATATGCAAGTGTTTGTGGTGGGTGTTGATCAGAACACTGAGTGTAAGACCACTTAAACCCACGCGGGTCAGTCAGGTTAGGATCACCACGACGAACATGAAGCATGATAGGTTCTTGACCTGCAAACTGACTCATAAAATCTGCACAGGGTTGTAAAACATCATCATGGAATGTGAAGTCCTTGCGAATTGTATCTGCAATATGTGCAAAGTATCTTTCAGTCTGAAAGAATCCATATAGAGATGCGTTGTCAGGACACTTCTCAAATAACTCAAAAGAGAAATGAAAGTGTGGTTCCTGAACATATTTCTCTGGTGCAAATCCAGTGGGGATATGATCCAACTTAAAGCACTGGTGAAGGCTATAGTTCTCAATACCCTCATGGTCTTCTGGTGGAATACAAATCTTGTATCCATGATGTGCTGCGATACCACGCAGTGTAGCAAACTCAAACATCTGGTTTCCCAGTCTGCCAAGATTTCCTAAGTGATTAAATCCAAGTGTCATTGATACTCCTTCTTCATTTCATCAAATACTTTATGGATACCTGCCTCAATACCAGTTTTAGGTAACCACCAACCCATAATATAACTGTCTGCCTCATTTCTCTTGTCCATCTGAACACTGTCTTTTGCAAGTCCAGGTTTGATCTTGACATCTGTTCTATCGATTCTATTAAAGCAACCCTGAATAATCTGAGCAATATCCTTAATAGAAGTAGAATGGAATGATGTGATATGGAGAGGATCTTCTGGTTTAAAATCTGTGTAGTTTTCCATCACAGTTTCCAATGCTTCACAGCAATCCTCAGCATACAGGAACTGTCGTTCTTCTGTGCCATCTGTCATCATCTCAAACTCTGTCTCCTCAAATCCTTTGCGGATGAAGTCAGTGATGACGTGTGCCTTCTCCATATCCTTCTCAATACCATACACATTCCAGAACTTGACAGTCAGTCCTTTCAGTGAAGTGGTATAGAGTTCTCCAAGTTTCTTACAAGCACCATATGGAGAGTAACCCATATTGCTCATCTGAGAAGATGCAAATACAAATCTTTTATTGTATTTCTTGAGCAAGTCAAATACATTGACCATCATACGTGCATTATTATTGATGAAGTCAAACGTGTGTTGATACTTCTTCAGATACCTAGACCCACCAACATCAAATGCCAGGAAGAATACAAAGTCTGCATTCTTGATTGCACGATCAAGATTATGATTTGGAATCTGAGTCAGGTCTTCACCATGATGTCTAGCGATATCAAACTCAGTGACTTCGTAATTCTTCTTACGAAGATAATCAGTCAAGTAAGAACCAATCTGTCCACTCGACCCAAGGATTGTAATTTTCATTCAACTTACCTTTCTATTATCTACAATTCTCATATCATCAAGAACATCTTTGTTCCTCTGATAGAAAAGTTTGCTGTTTTTGTGGTGAGATTTTAGCAACCAATTAGCAGGTTCACCATTTACTCTAGTTCCACCCCATGAAGGATCTTCAACAAAGTCAATCCAGAAACATCCAACTCGTTTACCAAGTTGCTTATATGCTCTGAACATAAGATCATGATCGTCCATATCTTGAGGAGAATACTCTTCATCAAGATAACCAAGTTCTTTCAGATCAGAAAGATTGATCATCAATGGACCTCTGTTTGCCGTAGCACGTACAGCAAAAGTATCTCTGGGAATATTCCTTACATTTGCTTCGTCAACACATTGAAGAATATCACACCAACAATTATCTAAGTCTTCCTCCATGCCCAAGTGAATACTATTCGTATTTAGAATGTAATTGTGAGCACAATTTGCAGTGACAGCAAATATATCATTATACTTGAGGAATGGTTTTTGCATTCTCATGTTCCAATCTTTTTCCTTGATGACAATATCATCTTGGATAATAATTGCAAACTCACCAGAGCATTCTTTAAGTCCAGCATTGTTTGCTTTAGTCTCAAAGACATCTGGAGTGTGAATAATTTTATGAGGAATATCAGTCTTACTCAGAATGTCTGTTACAACCTGTTCAGATTTATCAGTACATCCATCAAGGACTACAATCAATTCATACTTACCTGAGGTATTCTTTATTATACCATCCAATACCTGATCAATCAACCAATCTTTGTTGTGGACAGTAAGGACAATGCTGTGTAAAAATAGTGGTGCATCTGGCAAAAGTTGAACCATATATGCCTCAATGGGTTTCTGAACACCAACTAATCCCTGAAGATATCTTTCATACCAATAGTCATAATCACATTCAATAAAGTTTCTAAACTCGTGATTACTTACACCCAGACCTTCTCTGATAGCGATGTTAGTTAAGATGCTTTGATCATTGCGATGTGCATTAAAGGAAGATACCTCTTCACCAAGAACACTAGGATCATCTTTAATGATGCGAGGATCGGTACAATACTTGACCCACTCAGAGAGAACATTGATTGACTGCTCAGTCTTCTTCCATACAGAAACTCCTGCCTCAAGTTGATTGGAGTTCCAATAATCTGCTTCATCGCATTCCATAAGGATGAAACAATCTCGCTTGGTATAATCTTTATTCGTATTATTGCCAAGCAACAGAAGACAACACTCATCTTCACTTACAACACTCTCAACATAAGACTTAATATCAGGAGACACCATGTCTCCACAGTCACAGTAAAGAACATAGTCACCATCTTCTACCTTTGATAGTGCATCAAGGATGACAAAAGGTTTCCATACCCACCATCCACCACCGTGTTTTTCATCTAGAATACTTTGATTTTCTTTATAGAAATCTGTAGTAACCAACCATTCACGATTGTAAGAAATAATATTAAAGTTTTCAGAGTGAATTTTTTCTAAAAACTGTTGTTCTGGTTTAAAGTTACTATCAGCATAGTTGACTAGATGCCAAGTCGTTTCAGTTTTACTCATTGTACAATCCACCCTTCAGGATAAAAATCAGACAAGTCATTGTGAGAATTGTCTGGACCAAACCAATTCTTAGGTGCAACGATTGGATTCGACCTAGACTTCTGCAACCAGGCACCCCACCAACCAAGAGTACTAGGCGAAAGGATTGCTCCGTCACACAGAGTCATCAGACACAAATCAGTGTATGGAACTTTAGAATTACGATATTTACCATCACCTTCCATACAAAT